CAGCAACTTAATACTTGCATTAATTAAAATATGCAACTATAAATATGTGTGTTGTTCGGCCCTTTATTGGTGCGCCGTGTAACACCCTCCATCCGAGGTACCACCGCTGAGGATGTGTAACGACAGGTGAGTGACATATGACAGATTCCGACTCCACACTAGGTGAAGAAGGTGCTGCCAGTTCAACTGAATCAAAGCCTAATTTTCGACGTGAGTTAGAAGCTAGGACAAGAGACGCAGAGCAACGCAATGTGGAACTTGAACAGCGTCTAGCGAACTACGAGCGGCGTGACGTGTTTCGTTCAGCAGGATTAGATCCTGAAGACAAACGTGTCGGTTATTTCGTCAAAGCTTATGAAGGTGAACTTGATGTAGAAGCTATCCGTCAGGAAGCATCTGCCGCAGGTTTTATGGATCATATGGAACCATCACCTGAAAGAAGAAACATGATGGATGACGCTTGGGAAAGTGAGCAGCGTATTATGGCTGCTGGCGAAGGTGGAGATCCAGTGTCACAAGCTGATCTTGAAGCTCGGATTAAAGCAACGAAAAATCCAGACGAATTGCGTGCTTTAATGGAGGGTGAAGGTTATTTGTGGGGCGCAACAGCCTGATTTAAATATGTGGAGTCCTCACCTATAAGGACTTAACAATGGCCTATACAGGCACCGGCGATGTATCTTCAGATACAACGGCGTTTCAACAGTTAGCGTATTTTGCGCTACGTTCACAACCACTTTTCGAAATGGTTGCAGATGTTCGATCAACTGCACAAAGCCACAATGGTGCGTCAGTTCAGTTCAACATTTATGCAGATCTTTCACAAGCAACTTCTGCTTTGACAGAAGCTTCAGACGTTACGGCTGTAGCGCTTTCGGATAGCACTGTTACGGTAACTCTTGCAGAGTACGGTAACGCTGTAATCACGACAGCGAAGCTCCGTGGCACATCGTTCTTGAACGTTGACGCTGACGCTGCAAACATTATTGGTTACAACATGGCTGACTCGCTCGACAAAATTGTGTCGGATGTAGCCAATGGTGGAACTAACGTAATTTATGGTGGCGCACGTACTTCTCGTGGCACGCTACAAGCTGGCGATGAGATAACAGCCGCTAAGGGACGTGAAGCAGTATCTAAACTGCGTAAAGCAAGCGCTCCCGGCTTTGAAAACGGCAACTACATGGGCGTTATTCACCCTGACGTGTCTTATGACCTTCGTGGCGATACCGCTGTAACTGACGTTATCAACTACCAGTTGTACCAAGAAGGTGCACCTATTAAAGCAGGTTCAATCGGAACGTTCAATGGGATTACTTACATTGAAAACCCCCGAGCAGGACTTATTGCTGATGGTGGACACTCAACTAACGACGTATACCAGACCCTGATTTGTGGTCGTCAAGCTCTTGCAAAGGCGTTTAGCCGTGCACCGGGCTTTGGCGAAGACCCCGGAGTAGTTGTTGGTCCTGTGACTGACACGCTTCGTAGGTTCCACCCAGTTGGCTGGTACCACTTAGTCGGATATGGCCGCTTCCGTGAAGCTGCAATGCAACGCATTGAAACCATTTCCTCAATCGGAGCTAACTCCTAATAGTTAGCCCATGAAGATGTGGAGGGGTCGGGTTTTCCCCCTTTCCCCGGCCCCTCCATTATCCTCTGCTATCATTAAATTCATGCCTACTGTTAATGGAAAAAAGTACCCTTATACCGCTAAAGGTAAAAAGGCTGCTGCTGCTGCAAGGAAGAAGAAAAAGAATGTCAAAGCCAAGCGGTGATGTAACGATTAGGCCAAAGCCAATTACAGGAACGAGTAGCACAAATGGCTAGTTCTCTTTTCGCCGCCACGTTTAAAACCATGATGGATGCTTCTGGTACTAGACCAGACTTTGACAGCGACACATTTCATTGTGCGCTTGTAACATCGGCATGGACCCCACAGTTTGATACTGATGCCACTTACGCTGATATAAGCAACGAGCTACCGGGCACTGGTAACTACACCCAAGGCGGGAAAGTATTATCAAACCTTTCTTTAACGCAAACTAGTGATGGTTCAGCAATTATTACATGGGATGCAGATGACGTTTCTTGGGCTAATTCAACGTTAAGCAACGTTGCAGCAGCAGTTATTTACGATAAAACACTTAACGACGCATCAGCTTCTAATAAGTCTTTGATTGCTTATATAGATTTTGGGGGAAATTTCAGTACAACTTCCGGCACGTTTCAAATCCAATGGAATGCTTCCGGTATTTTCACCCTCGATTTGAAGCCGTAGGAGATAGAAATGCCAACAGCTAATTACCCAACGTCACTTGACACAACTTCAACGCAAGTAACTCCTACTGCAACCACAGATCTTGATGCTTCTAACTTTGAGCATGA